ACCAATACTTATCGTAGTTCTCTTTGTTATATCTAACTACTTGCCAGACATCTTTTCTTTTAAGACTTCTGCTGCCATAGTCAGTTGCTTCAGCTTCTGTGGAAAATATTTGGTTAGAATAGGAAGTAAGGATATTATTTTTATTTTTAAATATTATAAAGTACATATAAAAAAGGGTGGACAGGAGCTATCTTATCCACCCTTATCATCAAACAAACACAATCAAGTTCACTAGGCTTGATTGAATTTTATGCTAGACATTTTCAAGGGACTCAGAAACTTTAACTGAGCTATTATCGGTTGGTCTAACTTTCTCCAATAATTCTGTTGCATCACTTGTAAAGTAATCAAGTGGTTTATTAAAAAAGTTGCTGATCTGAATAAGTTTAAGAGAGCTTACTCCATTATGACCAGACTCATATTTTTGAATTTGTTGAAATGTAACACCTAATGCTTTTCCTAATCTTTGTTGAGTAGTGAGTTTCTTTTTAGGAACTGCTGTATCACCATCAGTAATATAGATAATGTTATTTTCTCTTGCTTCTCTAATCTTTTGTCCAATAGTTTTATTAAATATTTTATCTTTTGCTCTATTCATTTTTTCTCTCCTTTAATTTGGCGACAAGTAGCCTACAGTTTTTTTTACAACTTTTAGTACACTAAGAATTAATTATAATTCTTTGTATCTTATCTGTGCATCACTATTTTGATTGGCAACAATTCTTCTAACAAGTTGCTTATATTCTAAATAGTTATTGTAAGTGTGTACGCACATTCTTGAATCAACTGACTTCATAATCTCTTTATGAAGATTGTTCAGTTTCTGGTACAATCTTACTGTGCTGTTTAGTTGCATTTTCATGCTCCTTATCGTTGTTGGTTCTAATCACAGACTTTTCTAACTTTATGTCTGTAATCTTTAACTCAGCATTTTCGCTGGGATTTGTCTTGGCAGCTATTTCTGCCGATTCAAATTTTTCTATTGTCTTAAAACTTGCTTCAAAAAAACTTTCTTTAACTACACTCATAAACTCTCCTGGATTGGATATGATTTATTTACATTTAGATTAGCTACTGATCCTATTTGTTCAGTAGTCATTTCAATTTTTCTATGAGCATTGATGCCTTTAGAGATAAACCCTAAGTCATATAACTCTGATACTATCTTGCCAGACCTTGCTCTGCTCCATTTAAGAGCTTTACTTATCTCAGCAAAGGTAGGTGAAAAGTTATGCTTTTCTATATACTTTGTAATAAATTTAAGAGTCTTGAGCTTTGGCTCACTTAAATATATGTATTTTCCATTTCCATTCTTCATCATTAATCTTTCTTAAATAGTTCGGCAACATTGTCAGGCTCACCAATAAACAATCCATCTTTTTTAAGATCATTTAAATATTGTATTAATTTATTTATGTACCATTCAGCTTTGCTAATATCGGTTAGACAAGCATCAACAGATCCATTCTCTTTAGAACCAAACCTCATAGAATATTTAAGCACTTGCGATCTACAATAACCAATTACCTCCATAGGAGATAACTGGCTAGAGATAGCATCAAATGTTTCAATGCTTTTATTTTTATAATGAGGTGGGTTAATCTGATCTTTCATTAAAATGGTGCATCTTCCTTAGCAACAATCTCAGAAATTTTTAAACTAATATCTGGTTGTCCCTCTTTTGTTTTTTCTGTGTTTAGCCATGCAGCTAAATTCATTTTCTTTCCACCAACAGTTATGTTGCCATTGTAGTGTGGGTATTTTTTACCAGCTACATCTGCATCTCTTGGTTGTCTTTTCCAAAGTGCTGCTGAATTATCGTAATCACTCATATTATTGTTTCCTATTAGTTATTTGTTTTTGAAGTGAAATGTACGCAGTATCAATTCTTTGTTGTTGAATTAAATCTGTGTAGATTGTTTGAAGTTCGTTAATATATTCTTTACGCAAAGGATTTAAATTTTGCTCAAACTTGCCAACTGATACAGAATGAGTTGCAGTTTTCTTTAATACATCTATCCAATCATTTGCCATTTGTTCTATGCTTAACTTTGGTTTAATTTTCTTTTCTTCTTCTGGCTCATCTTTTGGATAATTAACTTTATGTCCATTTTCAAAAGTTTTATCTTTAACAACTTTCTTTTGTGGTTTTAAAAAATCTTCCATCTCCTCTGCTGTAGCAATTTCATCACCCATAAACCCTAAAATACTAAGACTTCTACCGATTGAAACCGATTGTTGTTTCTCAAATTCTTTATCAGAATTTTTCATTTGCTTAGACTCTCCAACACTTACTAACTTGTCATCTATATAAATGTTTGCTCTAAACTTATGAGAACCATTGGCTAATTCTGTACTGTCAGTTTGAATAGACATTCTTTCACCAAAATAATCTCTGACAAATCTTATTCTATATCCAACAGTTAAATAATTTCCTTTAGCTCCAAGTTTTGCATAGTCACTATCAACTATATTGTTTCTAAATTGTTGTATGGCATCTCTTAAAGTTCTTTCTTTCATATCTCTCCTTGTTCTCTCATTCTTTTTGTTGGGTTATTTATTTTTTCTGTAAGTTCTTTAATAATTTTATCTTTGTCCTGGATCTCTTGTCTAAGCTGACCATTTTTTTTTCTATGTTCTTCATTAATATTTTCTAAATCTCTTACTCTTTCTCTCAAGGGTTTTATAATTCCCATATCACTCATAATGTTTTAACAACCTATTAATTTGTTCTTGTGCAACTCCTGTCCACCAGAATGATTTTTTTTTAATGTCAGAAAAATCAGGACAACATAACCAAGCTAATTTATCTAAATCACCATCAGCTAATTCTAATTTTTTCTCCCATGCGATTTCATAGATCATTAATTCTTTAAGAGCTTTGTCTAAATTTTCTTGTTTTAAATCTTCACAATTATCTTGTGTGAATAATTTACGATCACAATTACTTGCATAACTAAGAAATGGTTTTAGACCTAAAGATTTTTGGTATAGTGAAATTTGTTGAACATCAGAATAAAATGGTCTGTCAGGACATTTAACATTTGTATAAGTCCAGCCTTTAGTTTTAGTTAAAGTTGCTGTGCCAAACTTATTTTTTAAATCTCCGAATATATCTTTGCCAACTAAATCTATATACATCAACCAATATGTATTTACAGGAGGTGTCCATAACACTTGCTCAATCTCATCTTGCCAATCCTGGTTATCTAATTCAGCAATATTATCTAAATGATTTTGTGCAGTTTCTTTAGCTGCCTTAACTATAAATTCAAATTTCTTTTTATCTTTTTCATCATTAGGTTCATACTGATCTATTTTAGTTTGTATTAATTCTGATTTAATAACATCATCTAAACTTAATTTTTTAGTTAAACTTTCTTGAACGATCATGTGAATTAAAGTTCCACCGATAAAACTTGCGTTAGATATTTCTGAATTTTCTTTTGGGGTAAGGATATGTTTTTTAAAAAATCTTATTGTGTGTGGCAGACAAGCTGTTGATTTGGAAGTGTGCTTTAATCCAAATTTTGTATAACTATCACCAATTACATTTATATGATTTGTCATATAAACAAATCAATAATGTAAAGTTAATCTGAAGTCAACTAAATTAATCTGGTATTAACTATTATAAATGGTGGGATAATAGGCAGCTTTTATCTCAGCAGACCAAGATAATTTTATATTCTCTGCTAATTTACCTATTGTTTTTCCTGTGGAATAACTTTTATCTAATATGCTATGCCTACCATTTGATTGTGGTTCTATAAAACCAAACCAAACAATTTTAGATTTTGCGTCTTGGCATATTGCGAATCTATTATTAGCTCTTAAATCTATATTTCTTGATGGTACAAACAATCTAACTAGACCATCTGAACTTCCATTTTTTGATACAACTGCCTGACATTTAGAATATTTAGGGTGTGAACTTATGCTATAAATTTCTTTACCTTTATGTAATCCAACTTGACCATCACCATATAATGATCCTATACATTTAATGGCTA